TAAGTCTTTCTTTGCAAATGTCAAGTAACCTACAACATCTGTATGTTCATTATGTGCAACAGCCCAATTGAACCAATCGTTGAAGTCTACTGCTAATTCTAAGTGTATGAATCGATTAGCTAACGGCGCAGGCATTCTGTATGTAACGCCTTTGTCAGCTTCTCGGTTACCAGCCGCAACAACTGAAACGTTGTCTGGCAATTTGTAAGTACCTACTCGACGATTAAGAATTAACTGGTATGCTGCCGCTTGTACACTAGGCGCTGCCGAATTCATTTCGTCTAAAAATAATGTAATGTGATCGAACTGTGCCGCAAACTCTTCGCTTGGAAGTTCGCTAGGCGCACCCCAAACCATTGTACCTGAGTTGCTGTCAAAGTATGGAATACCTTTAATATCTGTAGGTTCCCATAATGACAAGCGAATGTCGATTAAGTGTGAATTTGAAAATTCTTGACTAACTTGACGCACAATATCGGATTTACCAATACCTGGAGGTCCCCATAAAAATATAGGACGTTGCTTCTTCATTGCATGATGAATGCTTTTCTTTGCGCCATTTGGTGTAACAGTTCTTGTACCAGTTTCCATTGTCATATTCCCTCTAAGTGTTGTTCAGTGCATTATTTAAACTATACATATAGTATACGTTAAAAACACGGGTTTGTCAACCTTTTTCTAAAAAAAGAACTTGTTTAAAAACAATGACTTAGGATTTTTCTTGTCTTGTAATTGCTTTTGTTAAGCCATATTTACGTAAATCGCCACTGAAAAGAGTCAGTTCGACTGCTTTCTTTTCGTTCGTTACTACAATACTTCTATTAGTTAAGTAGTAAGGACAGTCAATAAACTTGTCAAGATGTATTATTACTTGAGTAGATAATGGCACATCTCTAGGATAAGGAATATCATATGTTGCTAGATCTATTTCAGTTAGCACATCAAATCCCATTTCGGTTAAACGTAGTCCGCCTTCTTCTTTGTCTCTGTTGTTCTTCCACCACAAAGGCATATACTCGCGTACTGTTGAAAAGTTTGTACTTTTACCAAGTTCCTTTAGAAAGAGCTTAGTATATGTTTCTTTCCAGTTCATTCTTCAGTTACCAGTTCACCTTGGGTAAGTTTGAAAACTGAAAATTCCTCTGACTTAAACATTTCATTTAATTTTTTAGCAAGATTGTGTGCATGACCTGGATTAGAGAAACTTACTTTCTTATACTTTGGTCCAGGATAATTTGTAAGTGCGTTTGCACTTTTAAGATTAAATGGTTTTTCTTGATAAAACACTGCCCATATAGCATCAGCTTCTAACACTTGCTCGCTTTTATAGGTCTTATTATTAATGTTTTCTAATATTACTGTTGGCTTTGGCCTGCTCATATGCGTAATCCTTTTAATTAACTACGCATATATTTATCCTTTTCTAATAAACTACGCAGTTTACTAAGACGCCGGTCAGCATTATATTTCCAATATTTAAAAATGATTATATATAAAGGCCAAATAAGAGGTACTTCAAAACAACGATTGCCTTTAACTACAAGGCAATACCATATCCAAGATTTATCAATATGCATGAATCCACAGATAGACACATAATCCTACTTCCAGCCTGAGCCACTATCAATATTAACTTGAATTACTTCGTCATCGTTGTTTTTTGAATCTGCTACAAGTTTTTCTAAGTCGCCGTGTAATCGACTCATTACTGCTCCTAGCGTAAATGCTAAATTTTTGGCAGTTTTAATATCTAGCTTGACTTCATTAGCACGACTATTATCAGCCGCTTTTACAGCATTTAAGAACTGTTGCAGAGGTATTGTATTAATAGGATCAACGGTTGGCACGACTTAACTCCTGACGCATTTCTAATTCTGATTTAAATGGTCCTTTTGATTCGTAACGCTCAACAGTAATAAGTTTAGGACAAAACGACTTTACCCAACCTTTGTCAAAGTGTATAATATAATATCCTGCACAATAAGAACTTTTAGACTTTTGCGATTTTGTAAATAATGGCAGCTTGCGTTTTACATCATACATTGTATTGTAAGGACTAACGCTAGTTGGAAAACCATGTACAATATATTTCTCTTCAGGCACAGATTTTGCAACTGGAGTAATATCAGTCCATACTATGTCTGATCCAAATTTCTTTTTCATCTGACGCTTACTGTCAAAAAAGATAGTTTCTACTCTACTACTAAACATATAGCGATCATCGTTCCATGATATAGTACCAATGCGTTCTTCGTCGTTTGTAACAATCCAAAATTTATCTTTAACTACGGATTTTGCTTTTAATGTCATACAGGGTACCTCGCTTGTAATGGTTGTGCATATGCTTGTGCCTGATCTGCAATACGTTGCATATCCCACTTAGCACAGAATTTCATAAGACGCATGCCTACTTGTTGTACTTCTTTAGGCTTTGCGTTTTCTGCAATAGTATTATTAATTATCTCTCTAATATCTGCAGGTTGTGCGGACAAGTCACACAGTACAACATTACGATTGTAGTCATCAAGTACACGATGCTCTTCACCATTATGATCAGTCCAACGTTGTAGCATCATGTTATTCCAGTTAAAGCCTTTAGACTCTTTATCTGCAAATGCTTCGTTAAGACCTACTTTGTTCTTAGTGCCTTTTGTACGTACACCGGGGTAAGCACTAAACACGTTATCACTAGTGTCGCCACGCATACACTTCTCAAACAACATAAAGTCGGGTACAGGTGCTGCCTTAGGCAGTTTAGTCTTCTTGTCAATAACAGGTGTGCCTTTGTCTGTAAAGTAACCTTCGTGTGTAATTGTAGTATTGCTAACGCCATTGTACTGTGTACAGTTAGGACCAATAAGTTGTGCAAAGTCACCGTCTGTACTAACAATAATACAATGATCGTTAGGGTGTGATTGTACCCAGCCTGCAATCAAATCATCTGCTTCTAGTTGCGGATGACGCATAACAGTACAGTTAGTCTTGTCATTTACAAAGTCTTTAAACTCATCAAAGAGTTCCCAAAACACTGTATCTTCTTCTTGCTGTAAAGGAGTAAGTGCATCACGTGCCACTTGTCTGTTACGCTTGTAAGGTTCGTAATAATCCTTGCGCCAGCTACGTCCTTCTAAACAAAACACAACATGATCTGCTTTAAAGTCAGTCCATGCTTTCTTTACACTGTTAAGTGTGATGTGTATTGCCATACCTGCTTTCGTGTCAATGTCGCCACGAACAACATGCCTTGCACGGAAAAAAGTGTTAGCTGTATCTACTAGTACATAAGTTGCCATTATATTGCCTTGTCTTGTGTTAATTTAAATATAGTATAGCATGGTTTATACTTGATGTCAAGCATAATTTAGTGCTATTGAAATTCTATCTTCTGTGTTAGTTCCTTGTCTTACACAATGCTGTATGTAAGATCTAAATATAACTAACATGCCTTCTTTTGGTTGATATGCTATACGTTCGAACGTCATGTCATCTCGTTCTTCGATATTTTGTACTGGCATCATATCAGGCACTAGTGGATTTTCAAATACAATACTTCCGCTACCTTCAGGTACTTTTGGATAATATACTGCACTAAACACACTGCTTGGATGAGCATGATATTCTTGCCAGGTGCCTTGTGGATTAATATTGCCCCACGCACTTGCACACTTATGTTGGTAATTTGATTTATGTGCATGAGTAAAATTCTTTACATGTTCTGCTACAGATTCAAGTAAGGGAGCAAATACTTCGTCTGTTCGCAGATCAAACTCGGCATGGGTAGTATATGTATTACCTTCCCACCCTTTGCCACCTGACTCTACTGTTTCTTGAAGTTTATATAATCGTTCGTTCCATATTTGATTTTGTTTAGCATCAAATAAATCAGTTTCGATATAGATAGGTGTAGGAAAATATAAATTTATTTCAGGCATTATCTAAGATACCTCAGACTTTCCACCATTAATTGGAACTACATTAATGTAGCCAGCACCTCTATCTGTGCTTTGTCCTTCTTCTTCGAGCATGTTATATACAATATCTCTAAACCAACGATCTACAATTTCTTCTTCTGGATCGTTTTCGACACCATAACCTGCTTGAATAAGTTGTGCAATAAAGTATTCGTTCCAGTCAAGTTCGAAGAATCCGTTACGAACATTTTCTGCATTAACTTTAACATCAATAACATTTACCCAAGGTTCTTTTTTACGTGTGTGGTAGTCTTTAGGATCACGCTGTTTGAGTAACGCCATCTTTTCAGATTCAACTTCTGCCTTTTCAGCTTCTACCTTATCTAGTCCTGTTAACTTTTTTAAAAAGTCTTTCATAGTCCTGCCTCCCTAATGCGTCTTTCCATATCAACGCTTGTTTGTTTATTTACATCATCTTGCATAAGACGATACAGATGTTCTTCGTCTTTTATCTTTGTATGCGCTGGGTTGATGTAATTAAGTTCCCCATGCATTTCCGAATAAGCTGATGTGGAGTCTTGGAGTGAATCTCCAGCCGACTGCCATACACGCTTCTGCGACTTCTTTAACATTGAGAGTATACTCTTCCGAACGTCCGCCAAGCGGCATAAGATATACTGGACACTCGACGCCTGCATCACGATATTCCTGAACAGCTCGCTCAACTTCGTTAAAGTCATCTTGAGTAGCGACAACAAACTTGAGATACATGTCACTACCGTTAACACTGTTATACTGACTAGCAATATCAGGTTTAATAGCAGTTTCCA